TTCTTGTAGATGAACACGATTTCTACAAGTTGTCATTTGCCGATACTGTCAAGGATGCAACCTCGGTCATCTTCGGATGGCCGAGGCATCTTCTTGAGGGTGATACGGACGAATCGCGTAAGTTTCGCGAGATTGAAGATAGTTTCTGGAGTAATAAGTTAGGTCGTGACTTCACACCCCGACTTGCATTGCAATTGGTCGGGACAGAAGCGGGAAGAAATGTATTTCATGACAACATATGGATTTCATGTGTTGAAAAAAAGATAAAGTATGCCCAAGAATGGATGCTCGAAGATCACTTCGTAATTCCTGATGTTCGATTTCCCAATGAAATTGAAGCCATTCGTAGTTGGGGTGGAATGATCGTTCGTATTGCTCGTGGTAATGAACCTGAATGGTATGATCTGGCTCATGCAGCGAACAGTGAAACTTTCTTTCATGCACCTGAATCTCATGATGAAATGATCAAGTTAGGCATTCATATTTCCGAATGGGCATGGATTGGTCAGCAGTTTGACTACTTGATTAGCAACAACGGAACCATGAGTATGTTGGAAGCCGATGTAAAACACATGTTGCGTGTTTTCACGGGACCTGTTATAATGAACGAAGTTAAGTGAGAAAAGGAGATATATGATGAACTTGAATGAACGCACTCTTTCGGTATTTAAGAACTTTGCAACCATCAATTCTGGTGTTATTATTCGCAAGGGCAATGTACAGAAGACTATCAATCCCGAACAGACTATCTTGGTTGAAGCCACTCTTGATGATGCTTTTCCTGAAACGTTTGGAATTTATGATCTTAACCAGTTTCTAGGTAATGTTACGACCCTCAATAATCCTAGTTTGAATTTTACCTCGGAGATTGTCAAGATGGATGACGGTGAAATCGAACTCAATTACTTTGCATGTTCTGAGAATCTCATCATCTCTCCGCCTGACGGTAAAGAACTTGTCATGAAGGATCCTGATGCAGTCTTTTCACTCTCTCAGGCCTCTCTACAGAAGATCCTGCGAATTAGTGCGATGAATGATTTACCTAACATCTCAATTCTTGGTAAGAAAGACGGTTTGTTTTTGCGTTCTCACGAATTGAAAAATGATACGTCTAATTTCGCCAACATGCGAATTGGTGATTATGACGGCAATGAGTTTGTTGTATCTTTTAAGACCGAAAATCTTCGTTTGATCCCGGATAACTATACTATTCAAATCAAGGTTGGTGGTTTTTCTTGCTGGACTAATAACACGAATACCATGAAGTATTTCATTGCGATGGAGAAGAAGTGATGGCTGGTATTGGGCATAACAATCCTACGGTAAACATTTCGTCTCTTAATGAAAATGAACGAAAGAAGCTGAAGAAGGCGATCATGGAGTTGAATGACTCCATGACGCGCACGGCTGCTGAACGTGATCTACAGAAAGAAATTATCGGCACTCTGTACGATGAACTTGGCGTAGATAAGAAGTTGGTTCGTAGAATGGCTAAGGTTTATTACAAGGCTAACTTCGGTGAAGAGATTGAAGAGAACAAGGCATTTGAAGAATCTTACGATTTGATCATCAAGAACACGGTTCCCTAAAATGTACGTCAATCTTTTTGGCGTAGAAATGCTAGAAAGAGAAGAGTATGCGAAAGTTCTTATAGGTCTTTCGCATACACGACCGGTATATGATATCAAAAGAGAGTTTGATATTGAACATCAAATTTCTTTCAGAATCTATAATGAAGAAGAATACGTTTATCTCGGCGATGTTCCAGGCATATATATGATCTTCAGGGTCAAGAATGATAAACCAGAGTGTCTTTATGTAGGTGAAACAGATCGCAGTATCAGAAACAGAATCTACAGGTTTATCAAAGAACTTGAAGGCAAGTCTCGACATGATGAGAAACATCCTGGTGCAAAACGAGCCAGATTAGATGGTGTAAAGTCAACTGACAATCTGTTTGTCAGAGTTATTCATAAAACAGATATACTCTCGAAGATAGATCCTTATTACTATCATGTATACGATAGTATTGATGAGGATATAGCATATATCATGAAGTCTCGTTACAATATAAAGGTGAGCAAAAAGAAATGGCCTACAAACCCGAAGAGCGCATTGCTCGAATGAAAGAGTTGATGAAGCCTATTGACAGTCAGATCATGATGTGCGATGATGTACAAGATTTGATTGCTTTGGCTTCTATCATGATAATGACATCTAAGAATATATACACACAACATCTCGGTCATGATGCTACCAAAGCGATTTTTCACAAGGTCATGGAGATAATTGATAATGAGTGAATTTTTGTGGGTTGAAAAGTATAGACCTAAGACTGTAGCTGAGTGTATTCTTCCTGATCGTATCAAGAAAGTATTTCAAGAATACGTAGACAGTGAGAATATACCGAATCTCATGTTGACTGGTTCTGCTGGCGTTGGTAAGACGACAGTGGCTAAGGCTATGTGTGAACAACTTGGTGTGAACCATCTATTCATCAACTCATCGGAAGAGCGCGGCATTGATATGCTTCGCACTAAAATCAAGGGATATGCGTCTACCATTTCACTCACTGGTGGACGCAAAGTCATTATTCTAGACGAGGCTGATTATCTAACTCCTGAAGCACAGGCTGGTTTGCGCGGTGCGATTGAAGAGTTTAGCAACAATTGCTCCTTCATCTTCACTTGTAACTTCAAGTCTCGCTTGATTAATGCTCTACATTCTAGGTGTTCTGTTATTGACTTCTCTCTCAAAGCCGAAGAGAAGCCCAGAATGGCATCACAGTTGTTTACTAGATTGTCTATTGTTCTAAACAATGAAGGTATTGAATATGATAAACAAGTTCTTATCAAGATTATCGAGAAACACTTCCCTGATTATCGCAGGACTCTCAACGAGCTTCAGCGTTATTCCGCTTCTGGCTCTATTGATGCTGGTACTCTATCTCAGGTATCCGATGTAAGAAAGATATCTGAGCTTGTTGGTTACCTAAAGGAGGGTAACTTTGGTGAGATGCGTAAGTGGGTCGTGGCTAACTCTGACATTGAACCGGCTCGTATCTATCGCAAGATATATGATTCATTGTATGAGTATTTCAAGCCCGATAGTATCCCACAGGCTGTTGTGATCATCTCCAAATACCAGTATCAGAGTGCCTTCGTGGCTGACCAAGAGATTAATCTTGTTGCTTGTCTAACCGAAATCATGGTAGATTGTGAATATGTCTAAACATATACAGTCTAGTGAACTTTTTAGAATGATTAATTGAGTTTATTAATAATGTCTGATAAGATAAAGTATTATGAGTATATAAGATCGGAAGCTTGGCAGAGAAAAAGAAGACAGTTCTACTCGTCCAATATGTTCAAATGTTTTGAAGGTACAGGCAAGTGGAACTGTTACTGCTGTGGAATAACCGATGTATCTCTTGATCTTCATCATAGAACATATAAAAGATTAGGAAAAGAAAAGATTAATATAGATTTGGTCCCTGTATGTAGGCCTTGTCACGAAGATATACACTCCTTAGTCAAAGAGAGAGATTTCGGTCTTTGGGGTGCAACAAAGTCTGTTAGAAAAAAAAGGAAAAAAGAGAGAGATGACTGATCTATTCAAAGATACTATCCCATCTATCTTACAGACCAAGAAGTCTGTAATCAATCAAGAAAACGAAAAAGACTATGTACCTTTCGTGGTCAACAAGGCGCTCTCCTTTCACAGGGATTGCGTCTTGTATGCTAATGAGATGAACAAGCTACCCAATACGGACGGTCTTCTACAATATCAATATCTTCTAAATACCATACGCGGATATAAACGCCCGTATCAAAAGTGGCATAAGAGAGAAGCTATTGAGAATCTAGATGCTGTAAAAGAATATTTCAACTATTCTAATGATAAGGCTAAAGAAGCTCTGCTAGTTCTATCCGATGACCAGCTAAAAGAAATAAAAAAGAAATTATTTAAAGGTGGTTTGAATGATAAATCTAGACGAACTAATAGAGGTGACGTTAAAAGAGCCTGATGATTTTTTGAAGGTACGTGAAACTCTTTCGCGTATAGGAGTAGCATCTAAGAAAGATAAAACACTCTATCAGTCCTGCCATATTTTTCACAAACAAGGCAAATATTATATTGTACACTTCAAGCAGATGTTCATGCTTGATGGTAAAAGATCGGACTTTTCAGACGAAGATAAGATCAGGTTGCATACCATTATCAATCTGTTAAATGAATGGGGTCTTATCAAGATAGTCAACTCTAATGCTTTAAAAGATATCGTACCCAATCTCAGTCAGATAAAGATTATCTCTCATAAAGAAAAGAATGAATGGAATCTTGTCACTAAATACAACATAGGCAAGAAACGTAGAGAAAATTAATGGCACAGTTTAGGACCGACACCCAATCATTAGACCCTAACATATCAACACGATATGAAGTGGT